GGGCGTCCAGCAGTGGGCGTCGTACCCGCAGAGCAGCGCGATGCCGATGGCCCCGCTGTTGCGCTGGTAGGTGTGGGGCTTATAGCTTAAAAAGCTTTTGCAGTTCACGTACACCGTACCGTTGCCCCGTAGTCGGATATGATACAATATAACGGAAGGGAGTTCTATAATTTAACGATGCACCCGCACGGGTGCAACTTTGCACCCACCTCCGACAAATTCGCGCAAAAGAATCCCCGCATACTGCCAAGCGCTTTAGCAATATGCGGGGTTCTTTTCTGTGCGTTTTTATGCCTGAATTTCAGTACCGTCTTTGAATGTTACTTTGATTTCCTTCTTTCTGCCTACCGTAATAAAATCGACCAAACTGCCCCACAAGCTACTATCAAATTCTTGAAGGAAGTCATCTCCGGCCTTCAACTCTTTGATAAAGTTTGCCAATACAGCGTCTTGTGCTTCCTTTGCGGTAATGGCTTCAACAGTCTTATTGTACTGCTTCTTTACTTCTTCATGCTTTTTTACCAATCCGTTGTAGCGGTTTTGGTACTTTTCCTGGTCCAGTGCTACACTGGCATTCTCTTGTACGGCGTTATCCATCATTTTCACAATCACGTTCAGTTCTTCTGCCAGTCTCCCTTTTTCTTCCCGTAGCACTTCTGTCGCGCAAACCGTCCTACGTATCGTCTCCGCGTTGGCGAGGATTTCCCTCTTTTCTGTCACCATTTTATTGTAGGCCGAGACAAACGCAGCCTTAACCTCTTCTTCCGTAACATGCGGAGTTTCACACTTCTCATCATTATATTTGTTATTACACCGATAGATTACTTTACGGTACTGGTTTGTTGAATGCCACACCTTTGCACCGTACCAACCGCCACAATCAGCGCATTTGATTTTGTTGGAAAAAATGCTCACGCCACTGTACCGGGAAGCCCCACCCTTTCTTTTGGCAATCTCTGCCTGTACCAAATCGAATGCCGCCGGACTGATGATCGCTTCGTGGTTCCCCTCCACATAGTATTGGGGAACTTCACCTTCGTTCTTTTTTGTTTTCTTCTGCAAAAAATCCACAGTGAACGTTTTCTGCAAAAGGACATCCCCCTTGTACTTCTCATTCGAAAGTATATTACTGATCGTTCGAGGTCGCCATATATCTTTCCCGCTTACCGTTTTGATGCCTCGCTGGGCCAGCTCTTTGGCAATGGAATGCGGCGTCATGCCTTCAAGGAAAAGCCTGTAAATTAGCCGTACAATCTTTGCCTGCTCCGGATTGACCACAATCTTACCTGTTTCTTCATCCTTATCCAGGCCAAGAAAACTCTTGTACGCAAAGCTGACCTTCCCATCTGCAACCTGCTTGTGCTTCCCCCATGTCACGTTCTCGGATATCGACCGGCTCTCTTCCTGTGCCAGACTGGACATGATCGTAATGAGCAATTCCCCCTTGGAATCCAGCGTCCAGATATTTTCCTTTTCAAAATATATCTCTATGCCTTTATTCTTCAGTTTCCGCACGGTGGTCAGGCTGTCCACCGTGTTCCGGGCGAACCGGCTCACGCTTTTAGTCACAATCAGGTCTATCTTTCCAGCCAGCGCATCCGCAACCATGTTGTTGAAACCCTCACGTCTTTTTGTATTGGTAGCTGAGATACCTTCGTCCGTATATATTTTGACGAACTCCCAATCATCCCGGCTTTTTATGTAATTTGTATAGTATGCCACCTGGGCTTCATAACTTGTTGTTTGGTCTTCATGGTCTGTAGATACACGGGCATATCCGGCGACCCTGCGCTTCTTCGTGCTACTAATCAGTTCGGCAGAAAACCGGCTGATGGTAGCAGGTATCGCCGTTATTCTTCTTTGCAACATGTCTTTTCCCGTTCCTTTCTTCTTAACTCCATGACCTTCTTTTGCCTTTCAGAAACCTCCGCCCTGCGTTCCGAGGTCCAACTGTCTTTGTTTCCTGTGTTGGGACAGCCCACAGTAATGGCTTCACCATTCTTCATATGGAATTCCAGCACATGCCGTATTGGGACATTGATAAAATCTACCTTGGTAAGAAAGACTTCTTCGTCAAATTTCTCCAACCCAAGAACCTTGCTGCACGCCCTTTTCAGGTTATTATGGTTTATGCTTCCGCCAATTTTACATCTTCCACCAGGAGTCTTCTGTGAACCGCAAACCCAAAACTCTGTTTTGGTAGCGTTCTTTAGCCTTACGTGCCTGTAATTTAATCCACAGGAAGGGCATTTAATTTTCGCTGTGAAGCAACAAGAATTCAGGTTTTTATGTATTATAGCCCCCTTCTGGTAACGGCTGGCAAACCGCTTCTGCACGGCATCGTAGGTCGCTTTGTCAATGATAGCAGGATGTGCGTTTTCCACATAATACTGTGGCATCTCTCCCCTGTTGACTTTCCGATGCTTGGAAATGGGGTCAACTGAAAATACTTTTTGCAAAAGAAGATTTCCTGTAAATGTTATATTCTTGAGTATCCCTCGTATACTGATTGCCGCCCAGGGTTGCCCCCTTCTCGTAGTAATGCCTTCGGTCGCAAACTCTCTCGCCATCTCTGCCGGCGTCTTACCTTCCAAATATTCCCTATACATCCTGCGTACCAATTCCGCCTCCTCCGGGACTATTATCATTTCTTCCCCATCCCATCGGTATCCGTACACACGAAAATGTTTACACGGGAGCCCATTTTGGAATCGCTTCTGTATGGCCCATTTCGTGTTCTCAGAAATGCTGCGGCTCTCCTCCTGAGCGAAGGAAGCGAGGATGGTCAGCATCAGCTCCCCATCCCCGCTCATGGAATTGATGTGTTCTTTTTCGAACCTGACTTCTACACCGATGTCCTTCAGGTGGCGCACCGTTTCCAGCAAATCCACCGTGTTCCGTGCGAAGCGCTGGATGGACTTGGTGAGGATGATGTCAATCTCTCCGTTATCGGCGGCTTTGAGCATGCGCTGGAACGCCTCCCGTTTCGCTACTCTCGTACCGCTGATTCCATTATCTGCGAACACACCAGCATACTGCCAGTCCGGATTCCTTTGGATCAGCGAACTGTAATAGCTGACCTGGGCGGAAAGGGAATGGAGCATGCTTTCTGATGCCATGGAAACACGAGCATAGGCGGCAACTTTCTTTTTTTGTTTCAGGACTGGTACGTCCCATTCTACCCTCGTTACCTTTGCCATAAAATTCCTCCTTTCCAGCACCATACATCACTCTGAACAACCATAAAGTCAACCTATATATGAGAAAATATCTGCCCTAAAACAGGTCGATATTTTTTTAGGAAAACCGCGTCAATCTCGTTATATTCTTCTTCGGAAATTGCGCCCTGTTTGAGCATCTTTCTGGCGATATGCATAGTTGCTTGATACAGCTTTTCGTTCCGAAACTCTTCCTTAGTCATGGCTGCCACCCCCATTGAACCTGTCAGCAAGATAGCAGGCATGGCTGCAATACTTCCTGTTCCTGTCTCCGTAAACCTGGAATTCCTTACCGCAATGCCGGCACTGCAACTTATAGTACGCCTTGCGCTTCACCTTATCGAGATTCCTGGCCCAGTATTGATTTCTGCACTGGTCGCAACAATATTTGCGTGGCTTTTGCTTGGCTATCTGCTGAATAACCCGGCCACAATTAACACAGGTCGTCGTCTCCCCGGAATATTTCACGGAAAAGCTTGATGCCGTTTCGGCATTGATGTTCTTCCTACGGCAAAATGATTTCACTGTGTTTACTGACATACCCATTTCCCTTGCAATCTTGACATACCCAGCCCCGGCAGCCCGTAATTTGATGATTTTATTCTTTTCATTTTCATTCATTTGTATTTCCTCCGTTCCAGAAATGACGGGAGAGGTTTCGTCACAGTTTCCATTCACAGCACAGGAGTGTTAGGCCATGCGAGTGAAGTTTTTTTAATATTTCTTCTCCCACTCCATTCCGAAAAACTTAACCCCCCAGCTGCGGCGTTCAAAAACGGCTTTATAAGGGAAAAATGCACACTTTTTCATTACCGAAGGCTAAAAAGGCACGATAAATATATCGCACGGTCTCCCGGAAACGCGCTGTTGATGGCGTAATGATTCGGGGTGCTTGTGATTTTTAAGAAAAAAAGCAATCCCGCAAAGCGTCTCCTTGCTTGGGCACATTGCGACCTTGCGGGCTTGCTTTTTATAAAATTTGCTGAAATAAGCCTATGTTCTGGCTTTTGGCGGTTTTTTCTGGAATCAAGCGTTTTCTTTACAAATCTGTGAGAAGCCGCATAAATGCTGGATTATCTTCTCTTTTTAAGACCGCAATTTATTTTATAAAATATTGCGTCCTTCCCACTTGTAATAAAAAAGACCCGCAGGTTTTACCCCACGGGCTGTAAAATTTTATAGTGACAAATTATTACATTATCTCGTCCCGCCAGCAGAATCAAAGGTGCGGAAGAAATCTTCTGCAGGCACTGGCTTTTTATAGTAAAATCCCTGCCCGTATGTGCATCCGGTCTCAATCAGAAGCTCTTCCTGCTCGCGTTTCTCTATTCCCTCGCAGACTACCTGCATATCCATACTCTTACCCATACGGATAACTTCCTGTAAAAGCCGCCTTCCGCGTTCTGAGTTTTCCGCAGCGACTAACATCGCCCGATCAATTTTCATAACTTCCACGGTAAGATACTGCAACATAGCGATAGAGGAATAGCCCGTGCAAAAATCGTCCATAGAAACCGTAAATCCCATTTTTCTAAGTTCATCAACAGCCCTCACGGTGCTTTCGCGACTTTCCTTGGTTTCAAAATCTACGAACACCGTCTCCGTAATCTCAAGGTCAATGCTTCCTTTTGGCAGGCCATACTTATCGGCTATCGTACGCATCCGCTGAAGATATCCTGATTCACTCGAATGAAGGCCAGACTGGTTTACAGAAATCGGAACAATCCTCATTCCAGCCGCCAGCCGCTCCTGCTGTATTTTAAAAGCCTGCTCCAACATATAATAGTCCAATTCTATGATGAAACCGTTTTTCTCAAACAGGCCTATAAAGCTTACCGGCATAAGGAACCCCAGTTCCGGACTCTGCCATCTAACAAGCGCCTCTGCCCCCACAGTCTGTTGCCGTAATATGTCATATTTAGGCTGAAGCCATACTTTGAATTCCCCATTGGCTAATGCCTTAGGGGCCAGGTTCTCTATACTTTTCTGCAAGAGTTTTTTCTTTCGGATTTCCTCATTGTAAATCCCGACAGTCTCTTTTTTGTCCGTTGCCGCAACCCGCGCAGTATCCGCTGCGTTCATCAAATCCACTATGTCAAAATCACCGTTTGATGGAACCTTCGCGATGCCTACCGAATATTTCATCCGGAACGAATAGCTCCCTACATGCATAGCATCGCCGTCACTGACAATCTTCATCCCGGCTTCTTCGTGCGTCATCCCGTCCGGAAGACAGCACAACAGATAAAGCTGTGACATCTCTGATGAAATGCTCAGTTCCCTGATCCACGAGTTTTCTTCCCGAAGCTTTTTTGTAAGTTCCACGATTCCCTTTACAATGGAATCCCTGTCATATGTTGATTTCAATGATTCAAGACGTTGGCTTTTCATCTTTACTATAAAAAGTTTTCCTGCCTCGCGTTCCAGGGAATATTTTCTTATAATACTTGGAATCTCATATTCGAACCACCCAAAATTTGGCAGATTTGTCAACCTGTTTGTATAAGCCAACAGGTAATTTTCCCGCTCATGTACACTTTGTTTTCTGAGAGCATAAACAGAGCATGCAATAATAGTAGAAATTATCACCAAGAATGCTGTGGGAACACTTCCTAAATTTTGTGTCGCAGCCATATCGCCACCTATGCCAGCAGCCTGGGATGCTGCATCCGCGATAAGCGAGCCTGGTAGAACGAAAAACGATAGAAGGGTTACAAAAATTACCTGTAACATAATCCACCCCTCCTATCGTAGTATTGACTTCTTAATATACATCTGATATGGCACGCATTTGACTCAAAGCCTTATTAAACATTTTAACACAAATGTCCCCCCCCACAAGACAAAATATATAGCTATTGAACCATCTGTACAGCTTATAGCTATAAACTAAAAAAGACCCGCAGGTTTTATCCCACGGGCGAAAAAAAGTTGACATTATTATTAATAATTATTATAATTTAGTAGCAAATACTAATATTCCTTTAATCCTCTCCATCCTTCTCTAATTTTGTCGAATCATCGACAAAGCAAGAGCCCGCATCTGAAACGTGCGGGCTTTTTGTTTTATGCATGTTTACCTGGACGCATTCCGTATCGCTGCAAACAAGCTTACAGCGGCTATCACATATGCAATGTTCCGCTGCCGTTTAATTTTTCGCAGCCGGAACTTTTCCTCTTCTTCGTACTGTTTCAATAATCTGTTGGCATTCTGCAATGACGATCCCTGCTCGCTGACCGTCACTTTCAATCCGGTCAGCTGTGCCTGCAGCGTCTGAGACTGCTTTTTGGCTTCCGTCAATTGCATCTGCGACACTTCCAGTTGTCTTCTCAAGGTCACGGATTCCCTGCTCTGCCTGTCGTTGATACCCCTCAGCTCGGTCAAGTTCCTCTCGAGCCGGGTCAGTTCCCCGGAAGAAATCTGATACACTTCCTCCGCCGAACACAAAACCGGCGTACAGCAGAGCCAGGCACACAGCAATACCGAGCATAATTCTTTTCTGCCCATCCATCCCACCGCCTCCGTCAGTCAAATACATAATTGCCGTCAAAATACTTCTGCCCCACCTTCAGGCTGTCGGTGAACTGCCAGATAGCGGGATTTTTCCAATCACAGATATGGCTCCACTGCGCGCACCAGATGGGTACATACTCCGGCAGGAGGTTCGTATGGATGCGGTTCTCCAGCCAGTCCAGGCTGGCATAGACACCGCAGTTATAGCCATGGCGGTTGGATTCCGTAATGAACTCATCGCACATGGCGGTAATGGCCTGTGCGGACGGCATGCCGTTCCGTGCCTTGTAGCCGTCGCCGTCCTCCATATCGAACCAGATACCCATCTCCAGCTTGCCCGGCGTCAGGCCGCTGGATTCCAGGATATGCATCATATAAGACGCCTCCTGCCATGCCGCCAGCCGGTTCAGGGCATAGCTGTAATAGTAGACGCCTACCTTCAATCCGGCATCCAGCGCCCCGTTGATATTCTCATAGAACAGGCTGTCCAGATGGCCTTTACCATACCCCAGCCGGATGATGGCGAACTCGATGCCGTTCGCCTTTACTTCCTGCCAATCGACATGGCCATTATTTTCCGATACATCAATACCTTTTCTTAACCTCATTATTTTCCCCTCCGTTTCAACATCTCATACAAACGTCCCATGCTTTCCACCCCGGCTTCGCCCAGGTTTTCAATAATGGACAGCATCTCATTCATGGACAGGTAGCCGCAGACGATCTGCAGGATCTGCGAATTCGCGCCGGCTGCCTGGCTCATCAGGTCAAATACGGCTGCCATCAGGAAGCAGATCATATAGACGAACAGCTTGCTGACGCTCCGCTGGCGCATCTCATAGCTGTTGATCTTCCTTGCCTTCCGGGCGCTGTTAATACCTTTCACCGCATCCCAAAAAGACGGGGACTCTT